AATACATACCATTGCTTTGTTGCTGTTGGCTTTTCGGCTGTAAGTTCTCCGCACATAGAGGATTTAATTAATTTGTCTAATTCAATCCTTCGTTTAGGGGTTAAGTAATCCATATAATCACCCCTTATTTAACCTTTTTGCCACGTTTGTATTTCACTAACAAATCAGTGATTGAAAGGTTTTCATTGAGATTGTTGTTTCTAAACTCTATCTGGTAATAAAGAACATTTCTAATCTTGGTTTTATTACGGATAGAAGTAGCATATTTTAATGATGCAAACGTGAAATTCGCCCAATCAAAAAAAGCCCAGCTAAATGTTTTAACTTTGGCTTTTGGCACTGTAAAGGTTGATGCTATTTGTCCGTTTTCACTGTAGTGAGTTATTGTTATTTCAGCACCTATATTGGCGGTTGTTGTGAAGTGGACTTCTAATATATCTTTCAAGTAGTCTATTATTCCAAAGTCTTTTACTGCACTTCTCCATATTCCGTCAATAGGCTCTGCAAAGTCATTGTAAGTAGTTGTAAATTTAACGAATTTTCCTGTCTCGCCATAGTACAAATTTTCATCATCATACACAAATGTACTAGCATTGATGTTTTCAAAGTAAAACCAACTCAACCGCCTTGCATCTTCTCTGGAATTACCACTATAAACATAAGGTGATAGTGTATAATCCCATACGAAAGCTTTTCCGTTAAGGCATAGCCAATATCTTCCGTCATGGTCTACACTTACTGCGTCTTGTTTGTTAGCTTCTTGCATCAATCCTGGTCTTGCTGTGGTTCCGTTTATGTTTCTGCTTATCGGCTGCACGTTTCTTTCATCAAGTATATTGGTTGAAACAAGAGTATATATTCCGCCATAAGTATTTCCCCATACAAGCCTGTTGTCGATTACTTGAATAGTCCAAGGCATATCACAACCAATTGCAGAGGTAATTTGTTTAGCAGGAAAGTATACTCCGTCTATATCTAGCAAATACTCTATTCTATCCATTGACCTTTCAGTAAACACTGCAAGTATTCCGTATTGCTTTCCAAACTGTGATACGGGCTCACCACTGATTGTGAGATTATAGTTATCATCAGGGAAGTATGAAGGGTCTTGTAAGCCACTCCAATAATATTCACTTGTTCCATTACCTCCAAGAAATACCCTTGTGTTGTTGTCACCGCCGAACGTAGTTGCGTATTTGCAATTTTTGATTTTGTTGATCTCGGCTGCATCGGTTTTAAAAGCTAGTATAATTACATTGTTTTGACCTGTTGCAGGAGCTACAGAGAATGTCACTATTCCAGTTGTACGATTTACTGTAAAGTCAACACCTTCAACTTTTGTTACTCCACCTACTGTAATTACAATAGTTGTTGCATCTAGCATTGATTGAGGTAATGTGTAGTTTACCGCTGCGTTATCACCATTAAACCATGTTATAAATCCTGCTCCATATCGGTTATAGCTTTCATTTACATCACCACCGCCTGTAGGAGTACGATTGATTACCACTATAGGATTATATGGTATTACTACGCTTGCAGTTGTTCCGTCATACTTAGTCCATTGTCCGTTGATGTAGTATAAAATATTGTTGAAAATAACAAAACTGCCCTTTGTTGTAGGCAGTCCACTCAATAATTCTGTTTCTAGTCCTGTTGCTATGACTTTCTTATATAATTTATCGCCACTATGAAAGATAATATCTCCATCATAGTTGATTGATTGTATGATTAATGTTGCCGATAATGAAGTACCTGGCATATATTCTTGCCCTGGCTTCTTTGTGAGTACTTTTTCTTTGTACCACATATTTTTCATGTATGGAGATTGGTTGTCGAGCAGTTTAAACTCTAAATCCTCATAGCAAACACCACCATCTATTTGTGGTATTCTCCATTCAGCAGGAGGGGTATCTGGTTTTCGTGATATTGGTATAGGTTTATACATTATATCCCCTCCTTAAAAGAGTTTCTCTGTGGTGCCTGAGAATAATGAATTTTGCACTCCATTAGGTGCGTTTGCTATCTTGGTGTCAAGGTTGGCAAGTATATTGTTATACATTCCTAACAAGTCCTGATATGTGTTGCTTTCATCCATTAACATATGAGCTGCAACATAGTAAGGTATTGCTTCTTGTGCTTCTGTATCTATTTCAAACTCGTAAGTTCCTTCTGTTTCATCGGTTATATCCTGCGGATAAGCATAATAAAAAACATTGTACTCGCCAATGTTATAGTAAGGTATTGCTATTATGTTTCGCTGTTCCCAGTAGAAGTCAGAAGTCGATTGGTATTGCTGTGAGTTGGTTAAGTTGCCCTTTAGCACTAATTTATTAAATTGGTAAAAGTCACTAGGCATTTCATGGAGCGTGTATCTTTCATATTTTGGAATTGCTGTAGTGTTAGGAAATGGATATTTAAACATTGCTATATCTCTTATATTATAAGGATATGAGCCACTGAAACGAATTCTAATAGTATTGGTAGGGTCACTTGCTGAAACTAGCTTAGAATAGGTTGCAAACTCTCCTACAGGGGTTGTATGGTCTATTTGTTCAAGTTCTATCCATACTCCTGCTATTTTTTCTTCGATATAGATTGTTGCTATGTTGTCAACTTTGAATGTCAATGCTTTTGTTCCTACAGCTTCATAGGTTTTATCGGTGTCAAGATGCTGTATTATATCAAAGTTGTACAGTGGCAAAGGTAGTTGACTAGGAATTGAGTTTTGATTTATTTTCTTTACCTTGTGTATTTTCTTGATTGTTGCAATTAGCTTTTGTGCTGTGTCCTGCAACACTCTAAATCTAAGAGTATAATCAAGTTGGTTAGGGTCCGTATCTGATATTAGGTTTCCACTATTGGAATAATTGTTTATGATCTTAATGATTTTTTCATCACATTTCGTTAGGTTCATGGGTTAATCACCCCTTTATATATCTAAATACATAACTGAAACTGTTGTTCCTGTAGCGTTTGATATTACCGAAAGATTTCCTGCGCAAGTGAATACTATTGGTAATGTTGTGTTAGCAGGTATTAAGAAACTAGCTGATGTAGCTGTGCCATCAGGATTTATATATAGTGGCTGTGCACCTGAGTTTGAAATCATAAAAGTTTTTCCGTTGATAGGTATGTTTTGCGCTGCTGCAACAAGCCCTGATATTGTTTTGATTGATTCCATTCTTTGTGGGGTTATATACATAGTGAAACCTCCTTAAAAATAAAAGGGAGCAATTAAGCTCCCCCCTATTCATTATTTATTAAGCTGGATCGTGTCCGAATATAACTCTAGCATCATCCCATCCAAGTACATAGTCAGTATATGGGATATACTCACTAATTAGTGGGTTAGGTGCTGTTTGTTGGATAACCTTTGGCTTTGTGCCATAGTACAAATTCATGTACATTTTAAGCAATCTGCTGTCGGCAGAAGCCCATTGTTTTGCACTAAAGCCATCAATTACGAAATACTTTGTGCCATATACAGGATTTGCGCCATTTTGCTCTGATTCTGGTATCAATTTAGCTTCTTTACCAAAGAATTCTTTTGCTTTTGGCTCTAATTCTGGTGCAATTAAAACTAAATCATGCTGACACATAAATGGAAGTCCATCATATGTCTTGAATCTTCTTGATGCTGTCTGTGAAGCTGTTATACCTGCAATTGAGAATACAGTTGTGCCTTTGTTTGAGAATGTTTCGTCTGTATCATCATTAACGGGGTGATCAGTAGCAAACAATGATTTTCCGTCTGCTCCTGCGAATGTTGAATTGAAGCCATTAGCAAACATTCTATAGAAGTCCATTAATACAGTCATGTACAAAGCATTAGACATTACTTGGCCAGCTTTCTTAGCTTCGCCGGACATATCCATCTTGGCAGCCTTGTAACCTATTCTATAAACACCAGCTCTTTCTTCTGTGATGTAAGTTGCTTTAAAGCCTTTCTTTCTTGATAGTTCAGTAAGGTTAGTTCCGTCATACTTAGGAATCTCACCTACACCGCCTACACCATAGTTTTGTCTTTCATATCTGTCAGTGTTTTCTACATTAATCAATTGCTCGATTATGTTTGTGTTTTTGTTGTACTCATCGTTAAACCATTTTGTAACGAGTGGGTACATCGCGTCTCTCCAAGTTTGTTCATTAAACATTATTCATTCCTCCTAAAATTAAAGACACCCTCTCAGGTGCCTAGATTAATTGATTATTATATTGCAACTACATGTGCGCCGAATGTGTGTAGTCTTAACTTGAAGAATATTTCTTCTGTGTCAGTGTCTACATCAACTATAACAACAGATTCGCCACCTGCTGCTTTAAGGTCTAGGTTTGTTCCATCAGAGTTAAAATCCCAACCTTTAGAGCCAACAGGAGGAAGTATTACAGCCTTATCATTCGCTGATACGTTTCCTACAAATACACCTGTGCAAGTTCCTGTTGCTACTGCAAAATCAGTTATTGCATACAATTTGCCGATAGGGTCAGTTAATGTAGATGCTCCAGCTTTTGTTTGAAGCTTCAAGAATCCGCCATTCAGTAAATCGTCGGCATATCCGGCACCTGCTACTAATTCACCATCTACCCAAGTAGTACCGTTGCCACTATCGGCTGTTGATATTACATTAGGTGTGCATTTAAATACTGCTGTAGGTGAACAATAAACTTTGATTGTCAAGCCTTTTTGTCCATCACTTGCGCCATCATGTGGCTCTGCTGCCAATCCTAGATATGGGTCGTCTTGGTCGGCATCACCTATGGCAACAACCTTACCTTCAACCAACTTCACCATTTCACCGATTTCTATTACTGTGCCTGTGGCAATTGGAAATGATCTAATCATTGGAGTTTGAGCTCCTGTTAAATCATAAGCATATTCAAATCTTTTTTTCATTCCTTATTCCTCCTAATTACGTTTGCTTTCGCTATATTCTTTGTAGCTCATTTTTGATTTTGGATACCTTCTGTTGTGTTCATCAACTAAGGCTTTTTCCTCTGCGCTTAATCCATAAGAATTGCCTTCTGAGTTGTTACCCTTGCCGCTTGAAGTGGAGCGTATATCTTTGGATTTCACTTTTATAATGGCTTCTGCTTCTGTTTCCCCTACAAACTCAACAAAGTCCTCGTACAGTTCTTTTAGTGGCAATCCCTTGCCTTTAATAAACTTAGTAAACTTTGCATTTTTAGCGAGTTCTTCAAGGTCAATGTCGGGATGTGCTTCGTTCATTTCTGTAACTTGCTTTTCCCATTCTTCATCGGCTTTTGCCTTGGCTTCTGCATCGGCTTTTGCCTTTTGCTTTTCGCCTGTGATTTCTTCAATAACCTTAGTCGATTTTTCTAGTTTGTCCTCTAGGTCTTTGATTTTCTTTGCTAGGGCCGGAGTAATCCCATCTTCCTCCGCTGTTTGTTGAAGTCTTTCTAATTCCTGTTGCTGTTTGATTTCTTCTCGGTAAGCTTTGATTGCAGCTTTCTTTTCAGCAGCAGTGCCGACATATCCGAATTCTTCAAGAGTTTTTTCAATCTCTTTTAAATCGGTGTAGTCCTCAGGAGTTTCTTTTTTTACCCTAGCTAGTCTCTCTTGGACTATTCTGTCAACATCTTCCTGTGTGAATGTTTTTACTTCTTCACCTTCTTCAGCGAATAACTGCAAATCAATTTTAAATAGTTTCATATATACCTCCACAGTTTATAGACTTGGTGGTCCATTAATTTCCCTTTCTTTCAAGGTTGTCAGCCTATCTATAGGCATAAGAAAAGCACTCGCATAAAACAAGTGCTTATTTTTTATACTTTTTCTTCTTTCCACTTTTCACAGGGCATTCTTCCATAACCAAATCCCTTAATTTTATGATGCCTTTTCCTTTCGGAATCTTTGCGACTTTTTTCATTGGACATTAACCTCCTAGAAGCCTTTTTAAGCCATTATTTTATATAGGGTAATAGTTTATATCCTTAGTTAATTTTAGTGCGTGTTGCCTCTATTATTGTAGCAGGATTGCTAAGGTCTTTTCCTGCATACATACCACATTTTGAGTTAGTGCAAACATAGGTTTGTTCAACGAATACATCTGTACTACCTATATCACTTTTATGTTCTGCATTGGCTATGGTTGCGTTAAGGTTGCATTGGGGGCATTTCATTTAATCACCTTCTTTATGATTAAGGCTATAGATTATCTTTGCTGTCTTTTCGATTGCTCTTTCGTGTTGCCTAGTACAATAATCTTTTGCAAATTCGTCTTCGCATTGTTCTGTAAATATGTCATAGGCATCACGAAATACTAAATGCAATAGTTCATGTATTAAAGTCTTTTCTTTGTCAATGTCGGCTAGTTCCCTTTTAATCTCTATAACAGCTTTATAATCGTGATAAACTAGTTTTGTTTGCGCTTCTACTCCTAAAGTGGGATATTCTATTAATTCAATATCCCAATCCATTAGCTTTAATTGCTTTTGATACTTTTGTAATAACTCTTGCATTTATATTTGACCTCCTTGCATCAATTCATCAAGCAACTCTGGATTAGCTTCAAGTTCTGCCATTTCCTCTGGTGTTAGTTGATTTAATATATCATCAACATTCATAGGCTGTTCGCCACCCATAACAGGTTGTTGAGGTTGTGCAAATAATTGCTCTAGATATTCCTTAATCTCTTTGCTTTGCGGTAAATCCATTACAGTTATCATTGCTTGCACTATTTTGAAATTCTCAGGTGTTATTTGCATTTTAACAAGGTTTTCTAATGCACCTAGTGTAAATGCTTTACTCTTTCTTAATCCATCCCCTGCGGTTACTGTAGCATCGACACGAGGGTAATAATACTGTCCGTCTTTCTCATAAGCATCTAATACACGCATATTGTCTGAATTAAACTTGAAATTGATTGCACCTTTGCTTTTATCCATGTTGCCGGGTATCATAGGCATTCCTTTTGTTTTTTCATCAGTGGCTCCTATGAATATCATTCTGTTGTCGTCGTAGAATTCCAATGCTGTCCAATCTATCAATTCATAGAGTAATTCAAAACCTGTTAGTCTATCGGCTTTCTTGATGTTCTTTCTTGCATCTGCTCTTTCATTAAGCTGTGCAATTCCAGAAGCTGTTGTTACTCTTACAGGCTCTTTGCCTTGTGTTGCATCAAAGTTTCCTACAGTTTCCTGTATCATTGCCCTTAAAAACTCTATCATTTGTATTCTATTGCCGTTTTGACCTAACCCGCCGAGTCTTCTTACTGTGGTTGACATTCCACTTTTTGTTAGAATGACTGCACCTGGGTAGTTCGGTATTTTGCCATCCATTGAATCGGATAAACTTGATTCTTCAGCTACTATCATGTCATTACTCATAAAAGCATCATTCAGTATTGCTGTAGCAAGTTCTCTATCGCATTGGTCTTGCAAATCTTTCATTGCATCTAAGTCTGATTTATCCCAAAATGAATTGTAAACAGGTATCTTGCAATACTTGACAAATGGGAATCGTTTGTTTTGCTTGCCTGTCTTTACCCAATACTTAGGTATGTACTTTATTTCAGTGTTGTTGATTTGAATACTGCAAGCTATATCCCCAGGCTCCCACTCAATAGTTTTGCTAATCGTCTTACCATCAACTTCAAACTCCTGCTTTGCACTACCATAATCAGGCTGTCTAAACCAATACTCTACTATTTGCACTGTATCGTCGTTTATATCCCTTGGCTGATTGTGGAATATTTCTGTATCTTCTTGGTTGCCATCTGGAATAATATCATCTATAGTCATGTCTAAAGCTTTCAATTCATTCAAAAATGTTCTTGCTGCTTTTCTTCTGTGCATACGATACGGATATATAAAAGCTTCGCATTCATGTACGTTATATGCTGCAGGATCAGGAAGAATGTTTTCGCATCCTGGATTGCCTATTACTATGTCGCCTTTGAATCCTTGACCTTCTATACTGCCATCCCATGATACTTTCCAAAACGCATTCCCTAGTATATTCAATCTGCGCTCATTCTCTGTATTCATGGTTTCAATCTTGTTATTCTCTAGCACATACTTAACAACGTATTCCCTTTGCTTTGCTTTCTTGCTGTCCATATCATCGTCACGGCCATTGAATTCAAAGTCAGGAATATCCGGTATGATCTGACTCTCTACATGAATATAGCTATCAGGTACAGTTGCAGGAACCCACGGAATGCCCTGTTCTTTAAGCTGATTATATATTTCGCTTGATACTGTATGTTTGCCATTGTAGTAATTGTCTTTCTCTATCCATTTCTTTTCAGTTTCGCTTCTTTGTGTGAGGAAATAATCATAATCCTCTTGCACCGTCGCTTCTCTTGCATTTACATCAGACATATCAAAGTATCTGCTATTGTTATTGGTCAGCACTTTGTTGATTGCTTTGGCTGCTTTATTGACCGTTTTTCTTATATTCACTGTATCAACTCCTTTGCATTAAAAAAAGACACATTTCTGTATCTTTAAAATCTATTTCCATTACCATAAGCACCTTCAAAGTCAAACCATTTTGTTGGTGTAAATATCCTTTTTATCTCACTATCGCAATTAGGACACTTTTCTATTTCCGGCTCGCTCATTTTTTTATCAATTTCTATTTCGCCACATTTAGGGCATTTATAAGGATAACTCGGCATATTACACCTCCTATATTAATCCTTGTTTCTTCTTTGGGTTTACTGTTTCTATCCATTTCTTTTGCCGTGGTTGCGATTCTTCTTTGACCGTGTGTGTTTGTTGGTCACTTACAGCTTCGCATATCATATCAGACAATAATAAATCGTCGTGCTTGCCACTCATTGCATCAGGTCTACCGTTTTTATCCTTTACAAAGGTTATAGCTTCTTGCAATGTAGGTATATCGACAAAGTTATCTATGTTTTCCTCTATTAATGTTATCATTCTTTCTATTATTAGAGGTCTTGTATTTCCGTCTGTTTTCCATCCAAATTTCTTTTGAATTTCCTTTGTAATAGTATCAACTTTTTCCCTTAAATACTGTCTTGGATAATTCCAATCAGTTAATAATTCTATAGGATAGGTGTTGAAATTCATTTCTATACCTATTAAGGCTATATTGTAGTAGTAGCCTAAGCAGAACATTTGCGCTGTATAAGGCTTAGATTCCATTTGACCATGTAATGCAGCAACTCTTTTGCCTGTATGATTGTTTTTTACTGTTCCTGCAAACTTGTCTGACCCTTCGCCTTTGGTATCTCCACCTATTGCGTATGGATAGCCTTTTAATGGTTCCTCATATATCTTTATACAGCCTGTTTTATCTTCTACAAATCGAATTGTATCTTTTAGAGGTATATCCATTATGTCAGGATCTCGCCACTCAAAATAAAAATAACCCTGTTTATAAGAGTTATTCCTCAATACTTCTATTCTTTGTTGTATCTTTTCTGTATTAAATACAGGAGTTCCAGAAAATATAAATGCTTCTTCTGGTGTCGTCGGGTTCTCCTGCTTCATTTGGTTTATGTCATTGTTACACTTATTCTTTTTGGTTTCTCTCCACCACTTAATGCGTTCTAACGAGAGATTTAACTCTTTATATAGCCATGTTTCGTATTCATTCAAGGTGTTTATAAATGTAGTCTTTTCATTATCTGTTAATGCTGTTTGATATTCTTCATGTACCCACCAAGGAAAGAACATAAATACAAATCCATTCTCGCCTTTTATAGCCCCTTGGCATAATTCATAAAACTCATTCATCCCATGCGCTGTTGATTCTATTACTACCCATGTGTCTATATCATCAGGCACAGATTGCAATATACTTGATAATTGCTTATCGGGTGAGTTTTCATCTTTGCCAGGCCATAGCGCATATTCCGATAAATGTACATAGTGTCTTGTTTCCGAACGACCTATACGAGCATTACCGGCTACAGCAATTTCAATTTTACTATGCAACCCTGTTTTATCGCCTTTGTAATATGTTGGAGTATCAAATATCAATTCCTTTGCGTTAGATGCTTTCTGCAATGGTTTTATATCATCAGGAAGATTGTCAAACATATATTTCGCCTTTTGAAATATAACACTTGTACTATCATCATCTTGACTTACTATAAAGCCGTTTCTGTTTTCTTTGGTTGTAGTTTCAAATACCATGCGCCCCTGGGTATCTGTTGAAACACCCATTTGACGAGACTTAAGAACTATGATCCTTGGAGGTATTCCACTGTCTTGGAGCTCTTTTATTTTCTTTTGTATTTCCATCTGTACATAGTTTTGTTTAAGTTGTACTGTTCTACCTTTTTTATCAGTTATCTTTATGTATTGCTGCGAAAACATAGAATATTCTTTTAATGTTTTCCTTCGCTGCAACTCTGCTAATATGCTTAGTGCTTTATTCATTGTATCACCGACTTAATATAATTTTCCTACTAAATTAATTACTCTTTTCAAACTTCTATAATCGAAATTCCATTCTTCCGATAATTCATTTATAAGCCTTTTAATTTTTCTTGATGTTTTACGTTGATGCTTATTCATTCTCTTACCCCTCCTAGTGTTAGTATGTTGCCTGTTACTCTATGTCGAGTAGACAATCATCCACATACACGACAGGCAACTATGTATGTTTCAGGCAAGTTTCTTCCTCACATAAACTATCTACTTGCAAGTTCATTCATGTGTGCTCTTTGTTCCTCTAAATATTGCACGAAATATTTATTTTGTACAATGACAACGATTTATCAATCTTTATATAGAAAGAAAGTAGCTTATTTGCTACTCTCAATCGTTGTTTGCGGTTTTGATTCCTAATACAGGACTCATTGATATCGCCCATATCGGCATTAAGCAGACCGCAAACTGCTAAACTTTATTCAATAATTATATTGTTCTCCACAAGATAATTATGTTCTTTACATATTTGGCCGAGTTCTTTCCCCATATAATATTCTGCTGATTCTATAATTAATATCCCGTTTTCATCATATATAAATTGATTGTCTGATACAGACCATTTTAATCTATTCATTCTTCCTTGCCCCCTATATTTACTTTTATATCTGCATTTAAACCACAAAATAATAAGTATTGGCTTAAACTCATATGCAATTCATCAGCTTTCTTCTTGATCTCTTTATACTCTTTTTCATTTGGGTATGTGTCTATGTGCAATCTTGGTGTTTTTTTCTTTGGTACGCCTTGAAGGGGCATTTAGTTCACACCCCCATAATATGAAACTGTGTCACCTGTTACTGAATCATGTCTAGTGATTATTGTATATCCATACTTTTCTAAATCATCTTTATGAGACTTTATTCTGCATTCTACATATTCTTTACCTCTTCCAGAATGCTTTTCTCGTCTTGTATAATTTTCTAAAAATTCCTCTATACTATTAGCTTTTACTTCGTACTTTTTAAACAATTCATTCGCTTTCATCATTTTAATAATCCCCTTTCATATTTAACCTATAATTCATTTTATCATACATGTATTATACATGTCAATAGGTGTTTGAGGATTATTAAAATATATTTTTACCCTATTATCTTCTCAATCTCCGCATCACTTACACCCTTTTGCCTTAACTCTGCTGCTAACTCTGCTTTTAGTTCTGCATCTGTCTTGGTGCTTAGGCTTAGTGAGCCTGTTATCTTTTGTTCTATCTTATCTGTAAACATTCCTAGATGCTTACCCATGAGTTCCAATGCCTTTATTTTATCATTAGTCTTTACCTCAATACCATCTCTAGTACTCTTTATGCCTGATATTGCTGCAAGCTTATCACTATCTAACTGTTCCGTAGGTATTACCTCTACAGCCTTGTATTTAATCTCTTTATAAGTTGTTTCTTCACCATCTTCTCCGGGTATGGGCTCCATATATGTTTTCTCTACTACCCTTGCAAAGTCACTGCCATTAGCAAAGCCCACTTTAGCAAGCTCTGATAATACCTTCTCTACAGTGACCATATTGCGTTCTTTAAGCTCGTTAGTTAGTTCTAAAAGCCTTGCGGTAATCTTGGGGCTATTTGCAAGCTTGCATGCTTCTTCATCTATTGTTTTGTCACTCATATTACTACAGTTAAATGCTTCTTTATAAGCTTCTCTCTGTGACTTACCAGCAAATAAGCCTTGAGCATATTTCTCTTGTTTAATTGTTAGCTTATCTGCCATAATATCAACTCCTATTTACCAAGTTCTTATTCCATACCTAGTCATGTATAACCATTGTGCATGTTTTTTTACTACTCTTTGTATACGTTCCTCTATTGTTCCTTGTGCAAGCTCAAACACTCTTTGTAACTCTTTGTCATATTGCGCTGCCATTGCCATACCCTTACCCCTCCATTTGCTTTTCTATTTGTTGCAGTAGGTTTATATATTGAGATAATTCGGATTTATTGAAATCTATTCCGTCAGTGGCTTTCCCTTGTGATCCCACCCTTAACGTTACTCCATTGTCT